ATTCATACTATATAAAGGATGATGTTGTCCATTATTCAGTTTCCGGTGGAGCTACTTATAAACATCAAATTTGGGATTACAAAGGGGATACCGTTTGTATTGTTGGGCGTCATGGACAATTACTAACTTATCATATTACTCAACATAAGATTGATAAGGATCCAAATCGACGATTGATAACAATAATACCAGCTACAATAACTGCTTATCCACACTACTGTTGTTTAAAATACACCAATGGCTTGAAACGTAGACAATTTACATTCAAAGGTAAAGATGGTAAAATAAAGAAGAATGTACTTTATAATACCATAACCGATGTAATGTCGATATCGGAAAATGGATCACCACACTCTGTAGAGTTAAGTGGTACTTCATATCATGCCATAAAGGAACGTTTGGGCAATAAAACGGCACCACCCGTTATTGCAGACGTAGAGCGTATTTTATCACAGGATAAGGTGGAACGTCCACATATATTAGCAGCTATTTTATTCAGTTTAGTCGATGAAATTGATTATAGTCCCAACATAATCACGACAACAAAATTGCCAACATTCTATCAACCTTTAACGCCATTGATAACAGAAGACGGTGCCAATCCTGGTAAAGCTTTTAGTAACCCATTGACTAATAATCCGTCACTGTTTCCTGCAAGGTCACATAATTCTGACACAGCAGCAATAAATGGGCGTGTACTCAATCTGAAAAATGAGGTAGTACCACCGCCCAAATATAAGCGTTATCTTGATGAATTTGTTGATTTGATGGTGCCGGAACCGGGAATCGGTTCACCCTGGACTGTCGATCAAGTCCGGCGAGCACAGAATGCTCCGACTCAAGTAGCTAGAGCCCGTTTAACCGAAGCATCCATGAGCACTATTTCCAAAAATAGGTTAGCCTCTATGTTGAAAGCCGAAGCGGTTGTGGGCACTAATGATCCACGAAACATAACAACATGTTCGCCTGAACATACTATTGGTATGAGTTCTTTTGTGTATCCATTTAAAAATGAGATACTTAAGAAACTGCCGTGGTATGGTCCTACTAAAACGCCCCCACAGATATGTAAACGTTTGGGCATCGTTTGTAAAAACGGTGGTGTCCTGACTGATTACAATCGTCTTGACGGAACCATGAGTAAATTTACGCATCAACCATACTATCGTAGTATGATGCGTTGGTTACGTCAGGATTATCGTGAAGAATATGATCATTGGCATAAGGAGTGTTTTATAAAGAAGGCGTGTACGTCTACCGGTCTTAAATATGATGCTGGTGACGGTACGAGAAGTGGAAGTTCAATTACCACAGACACAAACACATGCGGTTGTGGTTTTGTCTGCTACTGCGCTCTAAGAGACTTAGGTTTTACACCAAAAGAAGCGTGGGAACTAATTGGTATCATCTGTGGTGATGATGGTGTTAATGATAATATAGAAGGTTTGCCACAGGCAATGGAAAAGTGTGCGACGGATATGGGATTATCCCTTAAAGTTGAGGTAGTGCAGAAAAACGAACCTATAAAATATTGTAGTCGTATATTTGTAGATCCCTTAACTTGTAGAGATTCTTTTCAAGATCCGTTCCGCTGCATACCTAAATTGCATTTGACGGCAAATAAGAATGTTACTGATACCCAAGCGGCAATTAATAAGGCCGTGGGTTATTTAATAACTGATCATAAAACACCCATTATCGGAGATTGGTGTCGCAAGGTTATATCTTTATGTGGCACATCACCAAAGGACATGACACGAGATGAAGTGATTAAGTGTACCATGGCTTGGCCCCAAGATAATCCTGATTTAATTCGTGAAGAATTCTGTAAGATTTTGGATTTGACGGGACAGGA